GGGTTCTAAGCTATCATTTAAATCATCTATAGTCCAATGAGGATTCTTTTTTAATTTTTGAACTATCCATTTATAAGACCATGGTTGTAAACGTAATGTAGTTCCTTGCCAATAATGAGTTTGATTCGGTAATAATTTAAATACATTCTTAACATTAACTTTCTTTTGTTCATCAGGATTTAATAATCCTTTAAGCCATACAACCATAATATGTTTAGCTTTGTTTCTTATCTTGCTCATTTGTTTAGTGTTCATTTCTTTTTCTTCTTCTTATAAATATATTTATAATCTTTAATAAAATAAATTATAAGTCCTCCACTAAGACTTAATAATAAAAAACCTACTATAGCTTTAGCCATCGTTATCATCTTAACCCCCAATAAATTAAAACTAAAGGTATAATAATATGTTCAACAATTTCATATAAACAAATAAAAATTAAAAGCCATGTAAAAAATATACTTGTTTTAGATTTTTTAATTAAAAACTTAAACATTCCTTCATGCCATGTAGTAATTTTATGTGTAAGTTTTAATAATTTTTCTTTCATTATTCTGCCTCCATCATGGGAGCATTAACAATGGGTTCTAATTCATTCTGTAGTTTCTCTGATACAGAAAGATTTTTACCATTACTTCCCATATTATAAAATGTATACTTAACAGTTAGTTCTTCCCATGCCTTTATATTTTTTATAGTAACTAAATTATATTTAATATAATTCTCTGCTTGTAATTTTACTTTCTCACAATTAGGTTCATCTGAATGATTTATAAATCCACCTAAAGGTGTACGAATTAATTCATTTTTTATCTTAATATGAGATACACCAAGATTTGTACCTTCTTTTATAAAAGATAATGTAACTAAACCATACCCCTCTATCTTACTCTTCTCAATTCTAAGTCCTTCAGGTAATGGTTTATATAAGTCTTTATCTTTTTCCATAAGTTTGTAATTCTTCTGAAAAGTTTTTAGTTATCTCTTCAACATTAGGTTGTCTGCTTACTGCAGCTAAGTAAACATATCTATTAGAATATTTAAATACTCTTAATCCTTTACCATCATTAGCATCCTTATAACATTCCCATTTATGTGCACAAAACTGACACCCAATCGGTAAAGATTTATTTCCACCTTTTGTTTCTGATAATTGATAACACTTCTCAGGTGGTGTCTTACTCTTTAAAGTATCTTGTAAAGTTTTAATTAAATTTGGAACATTAGGTTTAGCTAACTCATCAGGTTTATAGAAACAAACATCTCCACTTGATTTATCCATAACCAAGAAACCTCCGCCAGTTGTACCCATCCCTGCTTCATATCCTGATAGCTGGGCATGATAACCAAAGGGGTCATCACCAACTAACTCACCTGTTTTAAATTTCTTAAAACTAAATGATGATGCTGACTTAACATCACACACTTCACCATCTACTGTCGCATCTATATGTCCTTTAATATTATCTATCTCTACTTTCTTTTGTTGGTCTCCTATTTTATGTCCAGTTAATTCTGCTAGATATAATAATAGATGTTCTAAAATATGTCCATATAAAAATTTAATATTTAAACTAGCATCATAAGATTTAGTTTTCTTTGGACTAAATCTATCATACCATAATTGTCTAGGTGGTTTACCTAGTACTGACATTCTTAACTTCCCATCTTTTTCTCTAATAGGATTGTTCCATGAATTAAAAGCTTCCTTAATATTCTTAAGGAACTTATCCATGTTCTCTTCTGTGACGTTGGCAGGTTTACCATTCGATATTCCAGCGACTAATGTTTTAATATCAGTAGCTATAGTATCAATGCGTTTCTGACCAGTTGTTTCCGATTTTATATTTTCCATCTAAGGGACACCTTATTTTTAATTCCTTTCCTGCATTTATAATTGCTTGTACTCCAAGCTTTCCAAATTCTTCAGCTCGGTTTTCTTCCACTTCATATTGGAACTCATCATGCACATTAACAATTGGAACTGCTTTCATTCGCTTACTTCTAACATATTCCTCTACCAATGTCAACGCTTTCTTCATAACACACGCACCAGCACCCTGTAATAGGGTGTTTAACGCAGCGTGGGGGTGTCTTATGAGGATTTTTCTTTGGTCGAGACCTCTGAGCCATCTTTTTTTAGCCACTCCATCCACTCTTTCTCGTAGTCGTTTAAAACTTGGTGTAGCTCTAAGAAATTTTTCTTTAACTCTTTCTCCATCTCTTTCAGACCTTTTGATGATACTTCCGATTTTTTTTGAACCTGCTCCATAAATGAGTGCGTATATAAATGTCTTCGCCTCATCTCTTGACTCCAAGCCAGTCCTAATCTGATTTGTTGTGTGTATATCTCCATTAATGATTTCATGTGTATAATCCTTATCGTTCATGTAGTGTGCTAACATCCTCAACTCAAGTCCTGAAGCATCAACACCTACTAATTTATAACCTTTGTTTGCAATCCATAACTGCCTACATTCTTTTCCGTAGGGTGAATACACAGCAGGAACTTGAGCCATATTGGGCGACTGATGACTCATCCTTCCAGTAATTGTACCATTGGTAATTACTTTGCCATGTACTCTCCCATCTTCTCTAGTAGCTTCAATCCAAGAACTGACTTGAGCAATTCTTTTCTGAAGCATGAGAAATTTATTAATAAGTTTTGCTTCAGGAATATTTTTAATTTCTGACAAAACTTTTTCATCTACAATAGTATGTTTCTTTTCTGTAAACTTCTTAGGTTTCCATCCTAACAGAACTAATCGTTCAGCTATTTGTTGACGTGAACCTAAATTAAATTCTTTATATTTAACCTTTGTAAAAGGAACTCCCTTAACATATCCTCTAGATTTATTATTTGACTTAGGAATAAATTCTGTTTCTATTTTTAATGGAGGAAAAGTTTTTCTTACAATAGTTTGAAGCTCATTCATGTCTTCTTGAAACTTAGCTTGTAACATATGAGCACCTACAACATCTATCATAAATCCTTTTTTATGTTGTCGTTGAATAATCTCGGCAACTTTATGTTCTAACTCAATAGACTCTCCAAAATCTACCATCTTTCTACCAAGAAATTTATATAACTTCTCTGTTAAATCAACATCATTCCTGCAATACTTTAACATCTCTTCACTAAAATAATCAAAGTTATCAAACTCAATTTTCTTTTTATAAAGTTTTTCACCCCAGTTTTTTAATGAGTGTCCACCCTCTAGCATAGGGTTAAGCAATCTAGATAAAACTAATGTATCAGTTATCTTACAATTTTTAAATACATCATATCCAAAAAATTTATTTAATACTGGTATATCAAATCCAATAATGTTATGTCCAATAACTTCTTTAGTTTGTTTTAAAAAATCTGCAAACCTATGTACTCTATCTTCTTTAAATTGATAATAAGTATTGTTATGTTTACAAACAATGCACCAAATTTTATCTACGTTAAGAGTTGTTTCAATATCAAATATTACTTTATCAAAAGTCACTTGATGTTACCTCTGCTAATCTGCCAGTATCCATATCATACTTTAAGTCACAACAAGGTCCAGTAATACCTGAGAATCTATTCTTTAACACTCTTACCTTAGTGGTATGTCGGATTTCAGGGTCATCATGCTGTGCGTCTCTCTCAAGCCCTATAACCATGTCACTTAACTGACCTATAGAAGCCGAACCTCTTAGTTGAGATAGAGATGTAGCTGCACCCTCTTCATGTCCTTTACCATCAGGTCTCCTTAAATGTGAGACTACTATCATAGCTATGCCTGTTTCCTGTACAAGAGTTCTAAGTCTAGTCATTATTTCATCTAAAGCTTTTCTCTCATCTCCATGTGACTGGTCTGATACTATGATACTAACATGGTCTATGATAATATATTTACAATCTAATCCTTTAGCTAAATATCTTACTCTTGAAATTATATTATCAATAGTGTTAGAACCAAAATGGTCAAACAAAAATACTCTACCACTACCTGTGGTTGCATCAAAATGTTTTTGCCATTCTTCTTTAGAAATATGAACATCAGGTAAATGTAATCTTTGATTTGCCTCAATACTCATTATCCCTTTAGATGTTACTACAGGATTTTCTTCCAACATTAATAAACCAAGATTATCTTTTGTTTGTTTTAATAGATGATGGACTACCTCTCTAATTACTTGAGTCTTACCCAACCCACTACCTGAAGTAAAGGTAACTAATTCAGAAGCTCGTAAACCATAAGTCATTTTATTTAATCCTTCAAATGGATACTGAACAAATGATTGTACACTAGGTTTAATTATGTCATCAAATAAAGTATTGGCATTAATAATACCATCAGGAGCAAATCGTTTTGCATTCCAAAATGCTTGAGTATAAATCTGTATTTTATTTTTAACTAAACAATCTGAAGCATCTTTAAATTCTTGAGGGAGATGCATAATTTTACATTTCCCAGGTGAAAATAATTCAGCTACTTTTAATGCACCCTCTTTACCTTGTTCATCATTATCAAAATTAATAAGAATATTTTGAAATTGTTCTAGCCATTCGAGACTATTCTTAATATCTTTAACTGCAGAAGCTACACCATGTTTAATACTTACTACTGGAGTTTCATACTTACCTGTATAAAACATTTGATAAGCTGATAAACAATCTATCTCACCTTCAGTAATTATAATAAATTTATTTTTAGAGAATAAATGTTCTCCAAATAATCCTGCTTGGTGAGTGTTGCCCTGCACACTAAATTCTTTTGACTTTGTATATCTAGTTTTTGTTGCAATCTTTGAACCTTGTTTATCATGGTAAGGATAATAATGATTAGTTATAGTACCCATGCTATCTGTCTTAACAGATACACCATATTTTTTACAAGTATTTTCTGAAAGATTTCTGTCTACTATTTCTGTAAAGTCTGATTGCTCTGAAAAGTTTTGCACTT